CTAAAGCGCAAAATTATTTTAATACTATAAATATCTCGTGTGTTATGCTGATAGGTTATACAGACGATCAAATGGCATTTCAGTTTATATATTTAAATTTAGCTTTTGGATTAACTACGAGTGAAAAACAATGGGCTATTCCTAGTCAGTTTAATGAGTTAATTAAATCTATTTCTAACCATGAATATTATAAAGAAAAAGTAAATTTTAGTAATAAAAGATACAAACAATATTCAGATGCTTTATACATATGTGTGAATGAATTGCTTTATATGCAAGAACCAAATAAAACTTCAAAGGAGGCTAAAGATATAGGCATATGCGACTTTAGTAATTCCTCTAAGAATCTAAAAGAAAAACTAACGCGGCCTGAATATAATGAACACGTACTTCTTTCACGTTTACAAAAAAGGTTACAAAGAAATTATGATTTTATGTCAAAAACTTTTTCTAATAAAGAACATTTATTAAAGGGAACATCAAAAAGTTTAACTTTTTATATTCAGATAAGGAGATTGCGAGAACAATACAAAATTTCTCCTGCTCTTCTTTTAGAAGCGTTACAACAATTTGAGTATGATAGTGCCAAGTTAGATACAGAGGATGGAACTTTAGCTTTTAAAAAGCCTGAATTTAATATGTATCATATTGCAAGTCAAAGATCGACGCACACCCTTAAAAATATATCAACAAGAGTAAACATATTACATAAATATATTATTGACTATTGTACAGGGCATAAAGACTTTATTAAATTAGACTTTAAACGTCTATTCAGTCCAGATATGAAATACAATCTATGGATGAGGGCAAATCAAAAGTGTGAAGTGTGCAATACACCTTTGTCAATGAAAGAGGTACAAGGAGATCACAACATACCTTGGTCAGAAGGAGGACAAACTACGTTAGAAAATGGTAGATGTTTATGTGCTTTTTGTAACTCAAGTAGAAAAGTAGCCGCATAAGTGAGAATATTGAGGGTAGCGTTAAAATCACCTCCAAAAGAATATATTGCTTGTGTAGGCCTATGCCAAGTGGGACGTTGGGGAGGAGTTAAGGAGTGTTGGAACAATGGCGAATCAAAGCCGTTGCGATGGTACTACTGGCCTCTACCTATGCGATACTTTAAATGGGACAGGCAGGGTGCATATTTAGGAAGAAGAAGAAAGGTACAGGATGACAGAAGTAGCATTACTTAAAACATTATTAGATAAAGATTTCTATGAACTACACAGAGGGATACGATGCCCAGATAAAATCTTTACTAAGGATGTAAGGAAAGTAAAACAAACATTAGATTATGCAATGCAAAAATATGATAAGGGGCTATCACTAGCTGACTTGGAAGCACTGTTCTATGCGTCTAACAAGACACTCACAACATCAAGTAAAGAGCAGTACCATAAAATATTTAAGAAGATGGCAAGCAGTAGTGCATTAAATAATGAGGTAGCTACTGAAGTTATCTCTAGGTTGTTCCAACAGGCAGTGGGCGAGGAAGTAGCTAACATTGGGTTTGACTTTGTTAATGGTACAAAAACTAGCCTAGAACCATTGCGTAATCTTGTAGATAAATACAAGGATGATTTTACACCTAACATAAAAATTAAGTACGAAAACATGGACCTAGATTCCATATGGGAAGACAACGAAGACGAAACAAAATGGAAGTTCAATATACCTACCCTACAGCGTCGAGTAGAGGGCGTTACAGGGGGTCATTTTGTTATAGTAGGTGCGCGTCCTAACACAGGTAAGACGAGCTTCCACGCCTCTATTATAGCCTCTGAAGGGGGCTTCGCTGAACAGGGTGCAAAGTGTTTAGTTTTATGTAATGAAGAGGCATCAAAAGTGGTACGTTTGAGGTACACAAATGCAGGTACAGGCATGGAAAAAGAGGAAGGAAAAAGAAATAGAGCTAAGTCCCTCTTACTGTATAATAGAGTAAAACCTAACATTGCTTTATCAGATGGGACAGGTGAAGAAATGCCTTGGGTAGAGGCGGCAGTTAAATCACATAAACCCGACATTGTTATATTAGATATGGGGCATAAGTATGCAGAACGTACCAGTGATAAGACTGACGTATATTTAAAGGATGCAGCAATTCACGCACGAAACATAGCAAAGCAATATAACTGTGTTGTGTTTTGGATGACACAATTAAGTGCTTCGGCAGAGGGTCAAGTCAACCCAGATATGTCTATGATTGAAGGGAGTAAAACAGGTTTGGCAGGGGAAGCTGATCTTATGATACTCATATCTAAGAACAGAAAAATAGAAGGGGCAGATGAGTCGGAAGATAGTCAAAGACATTTGACAATAGCTAAGAATAAAATTTCAGGTTTTCATGGGCGTATAACGTGCCAGTTAGATGGTGCAGTTGCTAGGTTCACAGCATAGAAGGAGAGAAAGATATGACGTATTATAATCCAAGCCAATCAAAGACTAGTTGCTTTACTTGTGAAGGAAGGGGATTAGTTTATGAGGGAGAACATTTTCCTTCTGATCCCGATAATCCTTGTGTTCACGCAGAGACTTGCCCCGATTGTATGGGGTCAGGGTATGTTACAGAAGAATGAGGATTGTTTTAGATGTAGAGAACACAACGACTAAACGTAATGGCAAGACACATATGGACCCGTTTGAAGTTAACAACTTTCTGGTTCAGGTGGGTACTAAGAATGTAGATGTACCCAGTGAACGACATCTGCTTACGTTCGATCATGTTGAATACACAGATAGAAGTGGTGATAATTCCAGGCTATTACAAACTATACTAGACAAGACCACCTTACTAATAATGCACAACGCACAGCATGACTTGATGTGGTTATGGGCTAGTGGTTTTAAATATGATGGTGACATCTACGATACGATGTTAGCTGAGTACATCCTACAACGAGGACAAAAACAGCCATTGAGTTTACTGGCCTGTGCTGAACGACGTAACTTAACATTTCAGAAGGATGATACATTAAAGAAATACTTTAAAGAAGGATACAACACTAATGAGATACCACTTAAAGAGCTTACACATTATCTTGGTTGCGATATTGACACTACTGCCGAACTGTTCATTACTACTCTTACCGAAGGCTTCTCCAAAAGCGAGTCAAACGGAATGGATAGAATTCGAGACATTACCTTCAAAGTCTGTAAAACCCTTACCCGAATGTACATGTCGGGATTCAGAGTGGATAGACTCACCCTTCAAGTAGTTCGTAAAGAGTTTGAAGAAGAGAAGACAGCCATAGAGGGCAGGTTGTTTACACAGATACGAGAGCTTATGGGGGACACTCCAATTAATCTTAATAGCCCAGAGCAAGTGTCTCAAGTTATATTTAGCAGGAAGATAATTGATAAGAAGGTTTGGGTTGATCTGTTTGACTACACTAATAACATGGCGGAGTTTAAGGAGGCAGTATCATCTAACAGTACACTGATAAGAAAGACAAAAGCATTTAGTTGTCCTACCTGTAATGGGATTGGTAGCAGATACAAAAAGAAGAAGGATGGCTCTGACTTTAAAAAGGCTAGTAAGTGTCCTGATTGTTTAAGTAGAGGCTATCAATTAAGTCAGACTAACAAACTCGCAGGTCTAGGATTTAACCCACTAAATAAAACTTGGGTAAGTGCTAATGGATTTAGTACAGGTAAAAGTAATTTAGATATGCTGATAGCTACAGCTAAAACAAAACGTATGACTGTAGCTATTCAATTCTTAGAGGATGTTAAACGATTGTCGGCTGTGTCAACATACCTATCATCATTTGTGGATGGCATAACTAACTACACAAAAGAGGATGGTTTCTTACATGTAGGTTTAACACAACATATAACATCTACTGGTAGGTTTAGTGGTCGCAATCCTAATATGCAGAACATGCCACGCGGTGGTACTTTCCCAGTAAAGAAAGTATTTGTATCTCGATGGCAAGGCGGTCAAATATTAGAGGCTGACTTCGCACAGTTAGAGTTTAGAGTTGCGGCATATTTGTCACAGGACAAGACAGCAATGAATGAAATAGCTACAGGGTTTGATGTTCATAGCTATACAGCTAAAGTTATTACTGATGCAGGGCAACCAACAACACGACAGGTAGCGAAGGGGCATACATTTGCTCCTCTCTTTGGGGCTAGTGGGTTTGGTAGAAGCAGAGCAGAGGCGGCATACTATAAACACTTTAATCAGAAGTACGAAGGTATAGCTAAGTGGCACAAGAAGTTAGGCAATGAAGCTATACAACAACGCAAGATAACTACACCATCAGGCCGCCAGTACGCATTTCCTGATGTTGAGCGTAGGCAGAACGGAACGCCAACGCATTTCACTATGATAAAGAACTACCCTGTTCAAGGGTTTGCTACAGGAGATATTGTACCTGTAGTGCTGTTAGAAATGGATGAAAGATTGAAGCCATTAAAGTCTTGCTTAGTTAACACTGTACATGACTCAACTGTAATTGATGTACACCCCAACGAAACAAATTATGTAATACAAATTATAAGAGATATGAACAACGACTTAGACCAAATCATCGAGGAGGCATATGATGTAAAAATGAATGTACCCATGCTTTTAGAAGCTAAGATAGGCCCGAATTGGCTTGACACAAAGGACGTATGAGAGTATAACTATAACTCTTTTCACATTTAAAAAACTAAAAGGTAAACGCAATGAATATGGAACTTACAGTAAACGATAACTCAGGTCGATCAATGGCTGAGATGATGGGTGTAGATACTTCTACAGGACCACAAAAGGCATCTAGTCTAGCTAGATTAAACATACTTCACACAGCTCTGATGGGCGAGGTAGAGGTTGCAGGAAAACTTAGGAATACAGAAGTGTTACCTGTTGGTACTTTTTCTCTCAAGATAGGTGAAGATATAATTTATGTAGCTAAACCAAGTATTCGTATATTTGCAATGCGGCAACAGTATGCAAAGTGGGATTCTGAGAATAATAAAATGGATAGGACAGTATTAGCTAATGATTTAAAGTCCGACCTTAAAGATAGTAGGGGTACTTTTAACATAGGTAGACCGTTAGGTTTTGTTACTGATTGGGAAAACTTACCTCAGAAAACTAAAGATATAATGCGTGTTGTTAAGCGTACTAAAGTATTGTTTGGTACAATAAAAATTAATGGTGGTGCAATGAACAGCAACGGAGAGCCTGTTAAAGGTTACGATGATGAGATACCATTTATCTTAGACATAAAGAATAATACAAGTATTAAGTGTCTTGATGCGGCTGTTAAGTCTATATCTAAGACAGGTGCTATGCCTATTGCTTACACTGTAGAGCTAGGCTCGATAGCTGAGTCAATGCCTACAGGAGCGACCTTTGCTACTATGACATTTACAGTAAAAAATAAAGTTGATTTAATTGAAGAAGACAGTACTACATTTCAGTCTTTCCTTGATTGGATTGAGTGGTCTAATACTTTTATATTAGCTAA